GACGGGGGTCTCCTCCCCTTGAATCTCCCGGGAAATTTTGCCGTCCACCTCCGAGAGCCAGGCCGTTTTTTGCGCAGGCGTGGCGGCAGAGGGGCGAAGAGAATCCACTCTCGCGATGAGCTCGTTGATTGTCATGAAATTACCTCCCTATCCTGAATTCGCGTTCAATTGCCCGGATGACGCAGTCCCCCTGACCCGAAAGGCGCAGCCGCCAGGCGTCGCACCGGCGGGGGGCGATGGGGATGACAAGGGTGGGCTCGCCCCTCCCGGCCGAAGTGAAGACCTGCCGGAAGGGCTCATTGTCGCAGGAGACTTCGGCCGCAATCCATGCGCCTGCCGCAAGCTCGCACCGCAGCGTGAGCTTTGACGGGCTTTTGCTTCGCAGCGTCCCCTCCGTGAAGGGGGTGAGCAGGGCCTCCCACGCCACCGCCTCGTCCGAAGCCGACGACCGGGCCCTGTAAATCGCATCCCCCGCCTCCTCTCTGACAAGCTCGTAGGTCATGACGACGTCCGTCACCTCGTGGGCGGCGCCGTCTCCCGTGCCGTGATAGGTGAGAGTCCATAGACCGTTTCCGGCCTCATCGGTACCGGTATAGGCGGCGTCAAAGGACACGCCGCCCCCTTTGACCGAGACGACCGTCATGTTGTCGTAGAGGAGGGGCCCTGCGGCGTTTGCAAAAGTGTAGTCGGCCGCCGCCGTCCCTTCCGTCCAGGTAAAGGCCGCGCCCGAGGCCGGGGTGACGGGGGCCGTGAGGGCAGTGATGCGCGCTTCAAGCCCGTTTACGTAGTGCAGGTCTCCGTTTACCGCGGCAAATGCCAGGGCAAAGGTGCCGTCCTCCCGAAGCCAGATGCCCTTGCGGGTGTCGTAGGTGTAAAGCCCCCAGACGCCGGACGTATCCTCTAAGGACATATACAAAATGTCCCCCGCCGTGCCGGAATAGCCCCTTGTAAACCGCTTTTCGCCAAAGGCCCCGGATATCAGCGTCGGGGTGTTGCCGGAGAAGGCGTAGACCCCGTCCCGCCCCAAGTAATAGAGCACCGAGCCGATGCCCGTAAGGGAGCCCGCCGCGCCGTCCTTCACGCCGAAAACGGGCCGCTCGGTGGCCGAGTACTCGGCCGGATAGTCGCCGTAGACGCGGTGGAGGGTGTTCTCCTTAAAGCAGAGTACCGAGCGGTCGTATTTGCAGATGGCCGTGAACGCTCCCTCACTGCCGACCGCCACCGCATAGCTGTCAAGCGAGGTACCGTCGTAGACGTAGAAGTTTGTCGGGTCGCCTAAGGCCGAGGCGTAAATCGTGTTGTCGGCCTTACTCACTCCCCAGAGCCGGTTTTGGCTCTCACAGACGTAGTCGAGGTCGGGGACGGGGCGGGTGACGGTGAGCTGATTTGTCCCGGTGCCCGCCGTGAAGGTGTCTGCCGCAAAGGACATCGTCGTGTCGGTGAGGGCTGTGATCGCCTTCTTTTCGATGTTGTTGTCCCTATTGTCGGCTCCCGATATTGTCACCCGGTCGCCGACCTTGAAAAGCCTTGTGAGGCGGTCGTTGGCCTGCGCCCCGTTGCGGATTTCGAGGGTCAGGGTGGTCCGGTCGGCGTCGCCGGCCGCCCGCTCAAGGGTGTCGATCACTATGTTCGTGATTTTGGCGTAGTACCCATCGGTGTTGTTGTCGGTGTAGTCGTAGACCGTCACAACCTCCTCTTCCCCGCTCTCCTCTCGCTCGCGCTCAATTCGCTTATAGTTGAGCTGGTAGGAGCCGGCCATATCGGTCTTTTTGAGCATGACATACCGGCCCACCGTCGCATTTTTGGCCCGCCGCTCAACTTCGCCCGTCAGCGTCCAGGTCCCGGTGGCGCTGTTCCACTCTACATCGGTGTACTCCTTGATATAGCTCCAGTCGTAGAGGTGGCCGCCGCCCTCCCAAAACAGATATTCATCATACAGCCGCTCGGTCGCGGTCTTTATAAGCTCATCCGGCTCGATGGTGAGGGAGGACGCCGTAAACGTCACCGTCGTGCCGGGCTTTGAGGTTGTGGAAGGTCCCAACGGCATCAGCTCGTTCTTTGTGAGATCAAGGCAGACCTTATCCGGAAAAATGCAGAGCTTTGTATTCACGACGGCAAACTGCTTTTCCCCGGGCGAGACGGTCGCCACGGGCTCGCCGTCTATTTTCAGGCTTGTCCCGTCGACGGCGACAAGCCCGTTCCAGGCGTAGAGGGCCGACGGGGAGGTGTACCCCGTCAGCTTCTCCCTGCCGCAGCGGGGAGACAGGCCCGGAAATTTGCGGGCCGAGAGGTTTTTAGTCTCCCGAAACTCCCCCTCGGAGGCGCCTTCAGACAGGTTGAACCCCAAAAAGCCCACTGTCTGCCGCTTTGTCTTGGCCCTGCCTGCCGGCACTTTCGGCAGCATCATACTTTTCCCTCCTTAAAACTTGATGAGGGCGGCAAGCTGTCGGCTGCCCTCCGAGGCGATCTTGTTTTCCCCGCCAAAGTCCAAAATGGTGCTGCCGCCGCCGTCGCCCAAGAGCGCGTACTTCAGTCCGAGCTGGCGGGCAATGCCGAGGATTTCGGCAAAGGAGTCCGCAGCGCCTGACTTCACGGATGTGAAGACATAGTAGTGGATGAGCCCGTCATAGCCAACCCCCAAAACGCTGTGGGTTGTCGCATAGAGGGGCGAGGTGTCCCACCCCTCTGCGAGAACTTCCTCCAGCGTATACTCCTTCCCTTCGGCAAGGAGCGGAAAGCCGGAGACGGCCTCCCGCGCTCCCGGGGGCGGTGTCTTGCCAAAGCCGACGGTGCCGGCAGAATCGACCCAGAGGGTCGTAAGGGCGGGGTTTTCGCAAAGCCGCTCTCCGTTTGCGATGACGTTGCCGACAGGCACCGTCCCTGACGCCTGAAAGGGAAAGCAGGCGTAGTTTTGGATGGCGGCCGTGCGCTTGCCCTTTTTCCAGGAGAGCACCTTGAAGCGCTCGGGCGGAATGATGAGTGCGTGCAGCAGGGGCAGTTCACAATATGTGGACAATGTGTTTTCCTCCATTTTTTCTCGGATAAAGGCCTCGGGGTCAATGGTCGCGGGGTAGACATAGTCCCCCTTGTGAATTTCGAGGTGCAGGTGCCTTCCTACGGCGTTTCCGGTCGCCCCCTCGTAGCCGAGTGCCGAGTCCATGGTGACCGGAGTCCCCGCCGCCACAAGGCAAAAGGTCAGGTGGGCGTAGAGCGACAGGTACCCGTCCGGGTGGGTGACCGAAATATAGTTGCCGTATGCGGCGGAGAATCCGGTCTTTAGAACGGTGCCGGAGGCGACGGGGTGGACAAGGCCGTCCCCGCCCGCCGCGACCGACACGATGTCAAGCCCCGCGTGATAGCCGCACTTCCATGCGGTGCCTTTTTTCCCAAAAGGGCAGGTAATTTTGAATGGGCCATGAAATGGAAAATTATATGTAGTCATGTCTTTTTCTCATCCTCGGAAAGCTGCTTGACCGACTGGTTTAGGCCGGTGGCCGCCAGTCCCGACACAATGCCGACGGCAAAGGCCGTGATGTAGTCAGAAGCCGGAAAATCCGGCACGACGGTGAGGGCTGCCGCCCCCAATATGCCGCCCGTAAGGCCACAGATCGTCGGTATCCATTTGTTATCCACCGAGGACGCCTTTGCCGCCATTCCGGCGAGGTAGCAGACGGCCGTGATGACCGGAATGCTCGTGATGCCAAGTTCCATCAGGTTCATCCTTTCTTCTCTTTGACCTCGAGCACCATAATGCGGCTCTCGTGGTCAGTCAGCTGTTCGTCTTGTTTGTAGCTGTAAGCCCAGAGCTTATCGTGACAATCGTCGTTTTGCCGTGTGAATCCGGCGACCGTCGCCGATATGCCCTCTAAAAGCGTTGTCAGCCGCACAATCGCCCCGTTTAGGGCCAGCATCGGCTTTACGATGCCGCCGACAAGCCCTAAAAGGACGACCAGCACCCCGACAACAGACCATTCGTTCATGGTATTCTCCTCCTTTGCTGCACCGGCGTCTATGCCGATTACTTCAACTGCTAAATCGAGAAGGTGACGTGTATGTCGCCGCCCGTGTAATTGCCGCCAATGCCGAAGAATAGTACGCCGTAATCATCCGCAAAAACCCCGCAATCAATCTGCGGACTCTCTGCGTAGGGAACGCCATACAGTTCTGTAGTAGCCCATCCCCCGTAAATGTCGTACAGCTGCCCGATGATTGGCGGGCCTGCCGTGTCGATTGTTGCGGGAAGTGCTGCCACATTAATCACCGATGTTGTATACGTGATGGGCACAATGGTACTGCCACTCGTGGCGCCGTTTCCGAGCAAATTAATAATCATAACATCACCACGTTTACCGTCAAACTCGCGGAGTTGGCCGTAGTGCGGGTAAAAGTGAGTGTATTGGTACCTTGTGCCGTACATTTAACACCGGCAGTAAAGTAGGCATTCTGACTCGCTGGGGCAGGTGCTATAATCGCAATCTTGGAGGAGGTCATGCCGGTGGCCGTCACCGTGATGCTGTTACTGCTCCAGCCCGTCGTAGGCAGGGTTACGGTTAGAGCTACCGCCGTCGCCTGCTTGGCGGCAAGGGCCGTGTAGACCCCGCCCGACGTCACCATGCGGGAACTGCCGGAGGTGGGCACAGTGTCCACAGAGGTCTGTCCGGTGCCGCCGCGGGACGTCGCAAGCGTGCCGGAGGTGATGTCCGACGCGCTGTGCGCATGAGACGCAGCCGCGGCGCCCGCCTGCGCCGCAGTCACCCCGTGGGGATTGCCCGTCATAAGCTGGCTGTGGTCGTAGGCCGACTTACCTCTGTCCCCCCTGTAGGCAGTGGCCGAGGTCTCGCCAAGGGCAATGCTTTGGGATATCTCCACGTAAGCGCTCCCGCTCCAGCGGTAAGTTTTGTTGATGTCCGTTGCAATGTAGATTTTCGCGCCTTCACCGGTCGCGGGGAAGGCGGAGGTGCTCGAGTATTCCAGCACGTCGTCGACATAGGACGGGAGCTGGGACGACGGGACCTTGCCCCCTGCGTCAAGCTCGGCGACCCCGCCTGCCGTTCCCTTCTGGCCTGTCGGGATGGCGCCGGCCTGCGCCGCTGTAACCCCATGCGGATTGTTCGTGCTGCCGATGTGCGCGGCGGGGGCGTAAAAAGACGGAAGCTGGCCGCCCAGCCTGTCACTGTCGTTGACAACCCCGTCCGAGTTTGCGTCGTAGGCGGACTTTTGCATGTCGCCGTCCCCTGCGTCGCCCTTGTCGCCCTTATCCCCCTTGTCCCCCTTCGGAATGCCAAAGGCTATGCTGACAACGCCGTCCACGGTCTCCTTCTGGATGGTGGGTGCTGCGCCTGCCGGAAGGCCCTGAGCCCATACCGTCATATTCTCGATTGCCCGTTGAGCGTCCTCAGAAATGATAGCCCAGTCGTGAGCGTTTGCGGCATGAATGCCAGCGTGATCAGCCGATGTGGCAGCCTGCGCTTTGGAAGCCTCGGCTGCCGTCTTTGCCGCCTGCGCTAATGTGCTCGCAGTTTCAGCCGCCGTTTTTGCGGTCTCGGCATCTGATCTCGCCGTCTCGGCCGCTATTCTTGCCGACTGCGCGGAGGTGTTTGCCGACTGCGCGGAGGTGTTTGCGGTCTGTGCGGCAGTCTTTGCTGCCACGGCTTCCGTTTGAGCCGCCTGCGCCCCCGTTTGAGCCGTCTGCGCCCCTGCCCGTGCGGTCTCGGCTGCCGTTTTTGCCGTCTGCGCCGCCGTTTTCGCCGCCTGCGCATCGGTATTTGCGGTTTCCGCCGCAGTCTTTGCCGTCTGCGCCTGCGTCTTTGCCGACTCGGCACCTGTTCTTGCCGTCTCGGCGCCCCCCCTTGCCGCCTGCGCCGCCACAACATCCGCCTGCAAAATCGGCACAAGGTCCTCCATCGCCCCTTGAAGCTGCTCTACAATCGTTGGGGTCACAACGGCCGGAGCGCCCGCCCCATCCGCGGCATTTGACTGGGCCACCGAAAATTTCAGGGCGCCGGTGCGCTGAACGGCTGTTTTGTTATCGGCTGTCAATACGCCTTCAAAAATGGCCGTCACCCCGTCGCCGGCATAGGCCAAAGGCTCCCCCGGCACCGGAACAAGGTAGACATTGCCAACGAGCACATCCTCGAGCAGGGTCGGGCCGAGCGCAAGGGCCACCGGGTTTTGTCCCCTCGCGTCCCACATTGTGAGCGTTTTTGCAAAGCCGTCCCAGTCCGGGGAAAACGTCACCCGCAGCTTTGTAATGTTGGCCTCCCCCGCGATGCCGATAAATTTGGAGTCGGCCGTAGCCGTGCCGCATTTCACTTTTACTTCAATTAATCTGTCCATTCGATCCCCCTAAAAAATGCGCGGGCACAAGGACTTAAGTCCTTGTGCCCGCGCCGTGTCGCGTGGCTTGCCAATGTTTACCGCGGAAAGTATGAAGTTTTACAGGCTGTAAAGCTTTGCCTGCGCGTCAAACTCATGGGCCTTCTCGGCCGCATACTCGGCCGCCCGTACGTCCTGCTCCTGCGAGGCGTCCAAAACAAGGGCGAACTTGCGCTTGATTTCGACCGGAACGCCGCGCTTGATGACGCAGTTTTCGCCGTTGACGGCCACATACACGTCCTCCTTATACCGCCCGCCGTCCTTGAAGAGCTGCACCGTCACATACTCCTCAAGCCAAGGGTCCGGGGGCTCGCCCCCCGCCTTCGGGGCGGCTTTATTTGCCGCAAGCTCGGCTTTTAACTCGGCCAAAAGCTCGGCCTTTAGGGCCTCGCGGTCGATTGTTTTTTCCATTATTCTTCCTCCAAAATCAGGCGGGCGGGGGCCGGACGCCCCCGCCCGTTTTGTCAGTTCATCACTTTAGTTTGCGCCGATGTCGTTGAAGGTGGAGCAGGTCTCAATTCGCACCATGTACTCCTCCACAAGCCGCTCGGCCACCTTGGTCGCCTTCCAGCCGGCCGAGGCCCGCTGATTTAAGGGGTCGGCAGTACCTGCACTTCCCATCTGCTTGACGATGTGCTGCAGCCCGCCGCCCTCGATTTCGGTTGTGCCGTAGGCGTTGTCGCCCATGACAATCGTGGCGTAGACGTCGCGGCCCTTGGCCCCCGCCTCGCCGGGGTAGACAATGTCACCGTCGGCCGGGGCCTCAGTCGGCACCGCCGACAAGACGATGGAGGCGGCTCCGGCTGCGCCGGCATTTGCCGAGGACACGGTCGAGAGCACGCCGTCAATCAGGACCTTGCGCCCCGCAAGGGCTGCGGCGTCGGCCGCAGTCAGGGCCTCGTCGATTGCGACGGTCTTGGTGGCGGCCGTCCAAGAGGCCACCGTCAGCGTGCGGGCGGCGGCCGACAAATTGGCCGCGTGGAAAATTTTGGCCTCGGTCGTCTCAACAAAGCGGCAGCCCGCAATCATGCCGATTTCGCCGGTGTAGATGTTGGAGGGGTCGGCATACTGATGCGGATACTTCCAATCCTCATCGTTTGTGAGGTCGTAGGTGCAGTCGGGGTTGATGATGGCGACGTAGCTCTCGCCGATCTTCTCGGCGTTCATGGCCTTGAGGTAGCGCACGGCACGCTTGACGGCGTCGACCGTCAGGTAGTCGTTGCCCCCCTCCTCACCGCCCACGAGCTTGTGGCGGGCGCTTTTCGACGCCGCCCCGTACTGGACGTTGGTGCCCCCGCAAAGGGTCTCTCTCGTGATGGTGTCCAAAGTGCGCCCGGCCTGGGCGCCCAGTAGCTTTGTGGCCTCAACGAGATTGTTGTCAATGGCCGTCAGCTGCAAAATGTCCGACACCTCAAAATAGCCGCCGTACTGGGCAATCGTCGCCTCGACGACACTCATCTTGAGCTTCTGGCCGTCGGGGGTCACCCCCTCGGCCAAGGGGCTCAAAAGCTTTGGCAGCGGGCTGTACTTGCGAAACTGCACCGTCTTGCCGCCGCGCTCCGGAATCGGGCGCTTTTGGGCAAACTGGTCATGCACCAGCTTCGGGGTCGCCATGTCGATCAAATAGTCCGAGTAGTAAATGTGCATCTCATTCGAGAGGTCGGAATCCGTTGTGGTATTGGTATTGCCTGCAAAAAGCTGCAGGTCAAGGTCAAAGTGCAATAAATTTTCCATAGATTTCTCCTTTTAAAAACTGATTTTCTCCCCCTGCAGGGCGCGCCGCGCAATCTCCTCCCGGTCGCGCCTTGTGAGGCGGGAGACATCGGATTTGACGACAATGCCGCTGCCCCCGGACATGCCGTTTTCGGGCGGACGGGCCCCCTTCGCCCGGATGCCGTCCACCACCCGCTTTTCGGTTTTGCGGGCCGTGTCGTCCTTAATGTCGCTAAGATGAAGCACCTCGTAGGCGTGGCGGACGGGCACTCCGGCTCTGAGCATGGCCAGAAAGCGGGGGTTTTTGGACTCGGCCGAAAGGTCAAAGCCCTCGTAGTCCCCTCTCATCTGCTCCCCCTCGGCCGCCCATCTGGCAAGCTGGCCCATGGCCTCACGCTGGGTATGCTCATGGGCTCTTACCGCCTTCATGACGGCGTTTTCGTGCCGGATCCGCTCCATGGCCTGAACCTGCTCCGGGGTCATATTTGCCTCTTTGGCGGCCTTTTCTAAATAACTTGTGTCGCTGTCAAGGGCCTTTTGGAGCTTTAAGAGGTCACCGTCGGCGATTTTGTACCGGGCCATGAGGGCCTCGACAATGGGGGCAAGGCTTTGAAGCCTCTCCCCTTGCGTCTTGTAGTCCTTAAACCGGCGGTTGAAGGCCTCCTGAAACTCCTCGCGGTAGAGGTCCTTGTACTCGCCCCCGATGAGCGCTTTGAACTTCTCCCGCCGCGCTTCCGGCGTTATCTGGGGCGCAGGGCTTTGCTGCGCGGTTTCAGATTGTTTTCCGTAAACTACTTTGCTCGTTTTTTCCGCTCGGCGGCCGCTTCCGAAACTGTTTTTTTCTCCGGCCTTTATCGCTGGTTGACCTTCACTTTCGGCAGCGCCGCCCGGGGCAGCGGCGGCGTCATCAAAAAGCGCAAGGTCAATTTCAGGCATGATATATAAGTACATTTTGTTCCTCACTTTCATATATGTGGCTCGCTATTCGACTCTTTTATCGGCTTTTTGGGCCCCCGGGGTGCACCGGGGGAAGGTCCGGCATTTTAAACGTCGGGCCCGAAAAAGTATATCTCAAAATTCATATTGGTTGAAAACGGCTTGTACTTCTTTTTTCCGTATTATTCAGGCGTCTTCTTCGGTTCCAGCACTTCCGGAATCAGAACAAAGCTCCCGTCCTCTTTTGTCTCACGTCGGTAGACATCAAAGGTCATATGATTATTCGGCTCGAAGGGTGCCGCTATAATTTTTCCCGTCAAACTTGTAATCCGCAATGTCGACCGTATAGCCCCAGGTGCCGTTCAGGCAGATGGTCAGGCCGCCAAAAAGGTCCGGCTCTGTGGAAAATTTTGGGCCGTCAATGTCGTCCATTTTATCAGCAAAAGCCTCGTCCAATTTCAGGGCCGCCAGATCGCCGCCGTCGAGACTCAGGTATTTTTGAATGATTTTCTTGGTTTCGCTGATGAAATCTTGCGTGTTCGGATGCTCCAGCACTTTTTGCGTGAGGACAGGATTTTCGTAATCTTCCCCACTACCGCTTATGAAGCGGTCGATCATCTCGGTGGCGACCTTCATCAGCTTTGGGTCGTTTGCCGCAAAAATTCCAGCCAGTTCCTTCATGGAATCTTCAACCATCTGTTTTCCGTTCACAAGTGTCGGTCAGGTGGTCGGAACCCCGTGAAAGCGCGATAATCAAAGGGTTTGCAACGGGCACCTTGCGGGTGGTCGCTCATGTTGTTTGAGATTTAGTAGTACACACCAAAACTTACATATGTCAAATTGACATATGCATTACAATTCTTAGAGGAAAAGTATGGTTTAAGATTTGGAATGAGTCTTTTTGTTACAAACAATCCAAAATCTTTCACATCATTCGTATCCTTCTCATACTTCGCGATTTCAGTTTCCGTATCATCGTTTGCGGCAATAAAATCAATTTGCATGGGGATTGTGTTCAATATTTCTTCGCAAGCTGAGATCAACCTATTAATACCGTCATATAAGTTTTCTTTTGTAAATTCGATGTCCAATATATCAATATCGGTTTCAAAATATCTGCGATCCCCAAAATTGTGCTTAGATGAAGTCACTTTATAGTTGAATTTGCGAGAGATAACCTGCACAGCTTTTTGAACATCATAATCGGGAATTTCTTTGGTTGTCATCATCGTTGTTACAAGCCTCAT